TGACGAGAGCCAGCGTTTGTTTGGGGTTGCCGCCCAGGCCCTCGCCGATGCCTTTGACAATCAGAGAGACGATGGTACCCGCCAGCTCGTCGCGATTGGCCTGATTGAGCATGATAGACGCATCGCCCAGACCTGCCGCAGCAATTCGGCTGATTTCTGCAAAGGTCAGCAGCGCCTTTTCAGCGCCCCATTTGCTGAAATCAAACTTTTTGTCGCCGATGGTGGCCGACCAAGTGCCGTCAGGGTTTTGCGTGACCACAGGTTATCCGTTCGCGCCGTTGACAATGTCGATGTAACCAGAGGCAAACACCCAAGTGCGCTCGCCCATGCTGGTGCTGTAGCTCAGGTCAGGGCGTTTTTGAATGAACGCCACTGCGGCAGTAACAAGCTCGTGGCCGCTCTTGTCTTTGAGCAGAAACAGCCCACTGCCGCTTTCGTTGATCTCGTCAGCGGTGGCAAAGGCCCCGAGCGCGTCGTTGGACGGGCTCGTCTGGTGGATGTTGACCGTAATCGTGCCGCTAAAGTTCGAGGTTTTGATTCTCGACCAAGAGCCGTCAATGCCGGGCACGACCTCGAACATGTTGCTCGAGCGCGAGACCGAAATGGACGAATCGGCGGAAATGCCCTGGATGATGTGGCCATTGAAGATGGCGATGACACCAGAGGGCGTATACGTGAAGTTTTGAATCGCTAGAGCCACGACAAGTCCCCTTAGATCGAGATGACGCCCTGGACGGCAACCGCGTTGATGCAACCGGAGAGCGTACAGGTGAAGTTAATCGTCGGGCACCGTCGGTGCGCTCTATCCGCTGCCGTTAGCGTGCCTACGTCAGCGACCGAAACCGTGATGCCAGGCAGGGCGTTGCCGTCCGCGTCTTTGCCTGGCGTGGGGTTGATGAGGCCGATAGCCGCTGCATCGCTAAGGACCTTGCGCACCGCCGCTTCAAAAACCGCCACACCTTTGTTGGTGAACGGTACTTTGATGCCACTGGCCAGGATAGAGAAAATCTCTGCCTGCATCTGGAAGCGCAGGTAATCCTTGCCCATCGTAATATCGATGTAGCTGCCGTTTGGCACCGTGCCGGAAAGCGTAACACCGCGAGAGTACTGGCTGGTGTACGTGTTGGCATAATTGCCCTCGGTTCCATCGATGGGATTACCCACCGTGGCGAGCAACTGGCCCGTCGTCAGGGCATCGGCACTGATGCCCGCGAGCACCTGATAGGCCCAATTGATGGTGCCAGGAACTGCCGTGATGCACTGACCAACCCAAGCTGCCTCGATGCCCTTGTCTGCGCTGCCGGGCGACCACATGAGAGCCACGCGGTCATAGCTTTTGGACTTGAGGGTGGCTGCGAGGCTGCTGGTGCTGGTCGCATCGCCAATGCTCGCCGCTGCCGAGGCTGCAAACAGCATCTTGAGCTGCGACTGAAACCACTCGGCACCAGTCAAAATCTCGTCGTCGGTGCCTTTGACGAGAATGCCCGCATACCAGCCATTGTTTTCCGTGGCGATGGCGTCGAGGTCGCTTTTTGCCAGCGTCGCGCCTGCCTTGCGGGCCACGAGAAATGAGGATGGTCGCGCCGCGCTACCCAAAAGCTTGGTCGCATAGGCGTAAACGTCGCTTTCGCTGTCGAAGCCATCTTTGGTCAGCTCATCGATAGAGCCGTAGGCATGAACGAGCTTGTCGTCCGTCCAGCCCGGGTCGATATTCGAGATAAGCAATGGCACGTTAGTCTGTGTCGCAGACACAGGCGTTGCCGCTTGCGTGATGGTAATTCGCACCAGGTTGTCAACGAACATCGTTACCCCTCGCCGTCTGTAATGGTGACGGTGATTGTCCCGTCGCTGCCAACCTGGCCGCTGACTGGCACTTCTTCGATTCTGTTCATGTTAACCGTAGAGAGGGCCTGCACGCCAAACGTGCAATTCATCGATGCGCGCCCCTCAAAACCCGTGAACATCATCGCGCTGATGTCCATAGGTGCTTCACGGCGCCACACGGAGATGCCGCCTTTTTGCATAAGCAGCTCCTGCGTCGGGTCCTCGTCCAGTGCCGATTGCCATTGCGCTGCCAGGCCATACGCTTGCTCGTGCGTGTCGCCATAGAACTGAAATGCCGCTGTCAGCATCCTCGGGCCAAAATACCGCCAGGATTCGTCCGCATCCTCGCCCAGGCTGTCTCGCCCAAATGATGCGCCCAGGCCCGTAAGCTGAAAAGTGGCGAACGGGGCATGTGGCCGTGGCGCCGGAGACACTTCGCTTTGAAGCTGAACAACGTTATTGCTAGGCAATCCAAGGGCGCTCTGCATCGTTTCTGCTAGAGCGATGCGGATTTTGTCGTAATCGATAGGCGGGAAAGGCATCTTAGAAGCCTAACGAGCGAAACTCGCCCACGTCTATCATTTGCATGCGGGCCTGCGTGAAGGAGCCCCAGCCGGTTGCCGCAAGCACCTTGTACCACCCGTCTCGATACACCAAATCGTTTGGCAAAGGCTGCTCTGACGTGTCCCATACCCACAGATAGTATTGGTCGTCGTACCGGTCCCCGGCGGGCTCCTGCACCACATCATCGCCCGTCACTGGCTGGACGTTGCATTGGATCTGGTACTCTGTGAACTCGCCCAGCACGCGCTTGCCGCCCACAATCTGTATGCCAAGTGGGTCCTCGAGATTGGCGTTAAATCGCCGCAACGTCAGCGTCTCGTCATTTTCGATGATGTTGGGCGCCCACTGCATCTCAATCATTTTTTCGCCTTTGGACGAAAGGGCTTGTAGGCCCGTCTCTGTGCGGCAAATTCACGTTTTTGTCGCTCAGGGCTGAGCTTGGCCGCTAGGCGCTGAAAGCCTTTGGCTGCCTTTCGCGCATCCGATGCTTGCCGCGCCAGCTCTCGAGCCAATGCCTTGGCTGCCTGCGCGCCCTCGGTCTCGGTGTCGTGTTTTTGACCGTTGTGCGAAGGCAGCGGCAGCGGCTCTGGGCCTTCCGCAGGGCCTTCTTCAGGCGCTCCGCCTTTGATGGAGACCTTGTACCGAACCGAACGCAGCAGCAGGCCCGACGCAATAAGGGTTCTGCTGCCGGATTCTGGAAAGTCTTTTTTGCGCCTGCGCAGGTAAGCCCTGGTCAAAGAAGGCGGCACGTTACTTTTGATGGCGTTTTGCACCCAGCTCTGTACGGCAAAGCCCTGACGGGCCAATGCCAGCTCGATAGAAACCCCTTGATACGCCACCGCCGCTGCGCCCTGTGCTTTTAGGCGAGCAATTTTCTGCCTGTAATGAGCCAAAGTTGGGTAGAAAAACGGTCGAGCAGGCATGTTTTGCGTGCCGTTTTCCAGCCACCAGCCGACTTTTGAGACTGGCACAGGTTCTTTGCCTGGCTCTGCCTCATAGGTGCCTGCATCCTCATGCACGCCAACCGTCACATAGCTGCCGTGCAGCATCTTGAGGGCCTGCTCGAGCTTTTTGGCTCGCTCACGCTTCTCCTGGACGGAATAGTGAACCGTAGGAGGCTTAGCGGCTGACACGTCTCAGGCCCAATCGACGGCAGACAGCCAACCACAGGCGCTTTAGGCCAAAGTCCTTTTTTGGCGAGGGGGCAGGCATCTCCGGAAAGTAGGATTGTCGGACCTCACCGACCACCGCCACAGACTGCGCCTCCGGCAATGGAGACGGGTCGCTAGGCGTTCTGGAGGCAGACTCTGGCAACATGATGTTGCGCAGAGGGCTTGGCAGCGGCGGACTATGCGGTGGCGTGAGGGGCAGGCGATAAGACTGCCGAATCACCAGGGTGGGTTTTGCCATTGGCTCCCTCGAACCCAGCTGCGTTGCCACGGATTAGCTGTCGTGCGAGGGTCGCGCTGAAAATCGCGCGCAGGACGGTCGGGATTGCTCTCTCTCGCAATCTTGTCCGCCACCGACGTTCCGCCTGCGTAGGGCGTAAAACCGCCGGTCATGCCAAACGTGGTGCGCAGACGCGCCAGCGTCGCCTCAAAGTTTTTGGCCCACTGGCTGTAGCTCATAGACACGCTGCCGACCGACTGGTCGAACAGGTAGTTGAGCTTGGTCATCGCGCCATTGCAGGCGTCGATGGCCGCCTGCTTAATGTTGCCGGGGTTCATGGCGATGAGAGCAGAAATCTCCGCATCGGTCAGCGCCTCGCGCTTGGCGTTGGTGTCGCCAATCAAAAAGCGCACGTAATCGACAGGATTGTTTTGCAGGTCACCGGTATAGGACATGCATCCCCCTAGATTACGATTTGTGTGCGCTTCCCTTGTGGATGGCCAAGCCGCGTGCCGAGCCACCAACATAGGAGCAAAGGTCGCAGCCGTATGGCTCGGGCTCCACCATTTCAATGGCAGCGTCAGCGGCAGGCGTCGTCACAACTGAACGTGGCTCGGCTGCCAGTACAACGGGCTCCGATTTTGCCGCCACCATGTCGCGCGCCCGGGTCTTGGCCGCTTCGACCTCAGAGCGATGTTCGCGCTTGAACAGGCGCTCGTGATTGATGTCGCCGTCGGGGACCTCTCGCACAATACGGGCATTGAGAGCAGCCATCTGATTTTGCACGGGCCAGTCAGCGAACGTTTCGAGTCGCTCGCCTGCAAAGCGGCGCACCGCTTTGCTGTCTGGATACACGTCAAATGTCTCTCTCAATGCCACGTACATGCGAGATTTACTCCTGGCCCAAGTCCAGTGGCGGCAATGGCGCGTTGAATGGACGGTCAAAGGCTTTGGCCAATGCGTCGAGCATGACCTGCTCTCCTGCCGTCAATTCAATCAGCACGATTACTCCTGGAGGACGTTTTTGAAGAACACGCCGCAGTCAGAGCAGACAATCTTGAAGTCCACGCCAGCCGAAGCGACGATTTTGGTCGAGCGCGTCTCGTTGTCGTACCACGAAGCGACGGTGCCGGTCAGGCCCTTCACGTTCGGGTCGCCGCTGTAGCTGAACGCGCTCATGGCCGTAACCATCATGCGCGAGCTCATGTCGCTACGGTAAACGAGCAACGCGCAGTTGCGGGTCATAAAGCCGATGTTGTCCGGCTGCCCCTGCTGAGCGGTGTTGAGGATGGCAGACATAACGTAGATGTTGTCTACGCCAAGCGCCTGCGCAATCAGCGACTCGTTCAGACCAAAACCAGCCTGCGTGTACTTGATGTCATCCTTGAGGATGGGGTGCTGCCGCAGCGCCGCGTACACGTCGCGGGTCACGTACAGGTCCATCGCCCGCAGACCGGTGTTGCCGTAGTTGTTTTCCTGGGCGAACTGCATGTCTAGCTCGGGATTGCTGTTCGGCAGGTTCCACGGGCCACGCGAGTAGCCACCGCCGCTAATGAGCTGCGTGCAGTCAAAATCCTGGCTTACGCCGTTGGGCTTAAAGCCGGTCCACAGGCCCGGGCGGATAAACGCCTGATTGAACATGAGCTCTTTTTTGAGCTTCATCTTCCGCGCCAGCACCGTGGTGGTGTCCTGGAGCATGTTGATGGGGTCACGCTCCTGGTACTTGATGTCGTCGACAATCTTCATGCCGAGACGGAAGGTACGGGCGTTGTACTGGTCCTGCCCGTAATGCATGTCGACGTAAGGCGCCGGAGCCCCGTAGCCGGTAAACTCCGCCTCAGTCCGCGTATACGAACCCTCAGGGAACGTATGATAGAGCCCCGTCGGCTGGTCGACCGGCACCACGTTCGTCATTTTGTCGTACGAAAACTCCGAATCCGGCTGCATCTTGGCGACGAGCCAGGTCGAAGCAAACTCATTTACGCGGAACTCTGTAGGCAGTGGCCCCATCGGCATGGTGAGAATCCTTTTGAGCGCCTGGGGGTGGCCCAGCTCGCGGGTTTCTTAAAAATTAACGAACAACGAGAAGTGGTAGCAAATCCATCTCTCAGCCTGTTTGGCGATGTCGCAAGTTTGCGACGGGCTCATTCTAGGCGGCGGATTGAGTGAATACGAAAGTTACGTCCTGATAGCCGTTAGATACCGTTGAAGCGGCTTTTACGTGCACTCCCTGCCCAGGCCGGATAGTCACTGATTTTGCCGAAGCATCAAGGCGCCCAACCCAAGCATCGCGACCTTGTTGGTCAGCTGTGGTGTCCTCCGCTGCCGTTGCACCAGGTGCCAAAGGGTAGCTGCTGGTAACCCAACGGCGAATTGCGGGCGTCACCTCTCCAGAAACAGTCGCTGCCGAAGCGCAGGTGATTCCCGACGCCAGCGTATCTGCTGAATCCCAGGATACAGGCGTCAAAGACGTGCCGCCCGTAAAGCCCGCAATGAAATGCATCTGCTCCGCAAAAACGTTGTAAGTCGTCGTACCGCTAGGAGAGGTGCCGGTATTTTGCGCGTACACAGCCACCAAACGCAGCACAGACGAAACGCTTTTGTTCAGAAGGCATAGCAAGCTTTTCCCGTTCGCTAGCTGCACAGCCTGAGAATATACGCTGAAAGTGGCCTGCGCGGCGGGAGCAGCCAAAATGTTGCTGCTGCTATCCATTTGCGCGCTTGCTGGAACCAAACCTTGAAGGGCCAGCAGCACATTGCCAATGACTGCCGAGCTAGACGCTACAGCGGTTCCCGCCTGCGTTGCGTCGGTAGCCTTAACGTACAGATATCCGCCGCTATCAACGCGCGGGACATACGCGGTGCCAGCTGTGTTGGACGTGCCATAATCGTGGCCCAGAACCGTCAGGCCGCCCTGCGGGTTGTACGTAGCTTGTGCCGGACGCCCAGAAACGGGCGCATAGGCGCTCGAGACAGGCTGTCCAGCCGAGTCATACAACAGAGCTAGGGGAGAGTCGGCCATTTATGCGAAACCCTGCGAAGCATAATTGTGGCCAAGCTTCGCCATAACGGCATTTTGCAGTTTTGCCAGGAGACCGCTGGCAAATTGACCATGCACATCGCTTATGCAGCCGAGCAAAAGCCCCTGCTCGAGCGGATTGAGCAAAATAGAAAATGCCGCAGCGCCCTGCGCCTCACACGTAGCCTCTGCCGTGGCCAAACGTGTTCGCAACGCAAGAGCAATGTCGTTGGACGGAAGCCTGGCAACAAGAATGCCAGCCTCAACCGCATAGAGATTGAGTGCGATAGACATATCCACTGGCCCATTTGTAGAGCCAGGCGACAGGCTTTCCGCCGACGACATATTTATTCGACGCTTTCCGTGGTGGCGTCTTCGCGGCTGCTGTCGTCCGTTGCTGGCTCACCATCCGAGGAAGGGCTGGACGGGATGTCGTCGTCGCCTACGGCATCATTGCCAGGGCTGCCAACAGAGCCACCGTTGTCGCCGTAGGAAATGCCAAGCTCCTGCATTTTCGCATTTAGAGCGTCCTGAAGCTTTCGCCCCAGATTTTGCGCAAGGAGCGATTGCCCGTCAGTCAGAGCGGTGATGGCCATGCCAATTTCAATAGGGTCTAGCTGAACCTCAAATTCGACCTGACCGGCGTCCATGGCGGCAACGTCTGCTAGCTCAATTTTGTGCGACAGGTTGGACGCCTGCACGCCAGCGCCAAGAGACTGAATAAGAGCACCGCCCTCAAAGAGCATGATGGTAATTTTGGTGAGAAGATTTGCTGCCGCCATGGCTTAGCTCCAGGTCCTAGTGACCGCGTAACAAACGGGGCCACTATAGCTGAGGGTGTCCACCATTGTTCGCAGAGCCGCTCCGCTTGCGCCGTAGACAACCCAGGTGATGGTCGATGGTAGGGGCGAGCCGGACGGGTACGCCAATGTCTTGCTGATGATTTTGGTCGTGGCTTGGCTGCTGGTGAACCAGATTTCGCTTGTCAGCAGCGGGCCGGAGAAACTGCGCTGTAGATAGGCGCCGGACGCGAAGCCATCGCCAGGGCCCTCATTGCCCAAAAAATGCTGAATGTCGCGAATTGCATTGTGAGCGTTAACGCCGCCCGCGACGTTACACATGAGGTCCGAGAGCACTCGGGTGGTAGTGGAATCCGCCAGACGCATCTGGCTGCCGCTACGGTCCAACAAGACCTGACGGTCTGCGGTGGTAGTGCCGCCCTGCAAAAAGACACCAGCGACAGAGACAGCATCGGTGCGGCTATCTACTTCTGTAAGGTCTTTCGCAGTCTGCGTGCCGCCTTCGCTTGGGGATTCGAGCCCCACCGGGCGAATCATATCTAGGGCCACAAGCGCACGTCCCCTCGGTATTTTGTTAGCGGACGCACCGACACCTGGTAGTGGCCCCTGAGGCTAGCCCTTTCGCCGTGTTGGTGCTCAATCAGCTCACGAGCCTGCCGCTCTGACTCAAAAACGCCAATGATGTTGGCCTTGCCCCGAAAATCCTCGGACCAGAGGACGGCAACCATCTGTGTGCCGCCCTCTGGCTTTATGGATTCTGTCGCCACGTTATCCCGCGTTGCGGACCAGCAGGGTCTGCGGGTTCACGTCGAGGTCGGTGGCGTTCACCGCCAGGCCAAGACGCACCACGCTGTAGCCGCTGCCCGGAATGGTCGCGGTCAACCCACCGCCCGGTGCCAAAAAGTAGGGAGCGCCTGGCGTCGCGCCGCTCAGGACGCCCGCTGCGACACCCTGCCGCACCACCTGGCCAGTGCCATTGGCTGCAATGGCGGTGAGGGCCACGCCACGACACAGGGCCGTGCCAGAGCCGCCCGTAGCGTCCGAGCGAACGATGGTGTTGCTCGTGCTGCCCCAGGTCCACGGGTCGCCTGCGGCAAGGGCTGTGGCGCCGTTGGTGACAGTGTCGATGAGGCCCTTGGCGCTCAGCACATTTTGATGCTGGTGCAAGGTGTCCGCGATGCTCGACGCACCAGCGACAAGCGTATTCACGTTGCCAGCCGTCACGGCGGGCGAGGTGGCGGTCCCCGAAATGGTGAAAGCGCCGGGCAGGCCAAGGGTCCGCAGGCCGTTGGAGTCGCTGGCCAGCGTGTTGTTGGCGTTAAGCGCCACAGCGAGGCCACTGGCGCTCTTTTTGAGGCTTCCGGCGGTGTCTAGCAGCGTGTCGAACTGTCCGCCCGTAAACTGCAAGCCGCTATTGGTCGCCAGCACAGCCGACAGCGTGTTGCCGTTGATGGCCGACTTGGCCAGACCATTGCCCGCGATGATTTCCGCGGCACCAGTCAGCTGCGTCCAGCTCGAGGCATCGGTGTCCACCTTGCCAGTGCCAGCGCCCAGGGCGGCCCACTGTTCGGTGGCAAAATTGGTGCCGGATTCGACGTAGGTAAAGAGGCCAGCGAAGGCCCTGCCGCTCATGTAATCGCCCGGGTTGGTCGGTCGGGACCAGGGACCGGAGGCAACCAAATACACGCCATTTTGAATCGGGTTGTTCTGGCCGGTGAGCAGCACGCGGTCGCCAGCGACAAGGCTCTGCCCATCGATGGTTTGCAGGCCCGTCAGCGGCACGTTGGCATTGCTCATGACCTTCACCGAAGGGATGAGCGAGATGCCCTGCTCTAAGCGGTCAACGTAGCCCTTCGTGGCGGCATCGGTTGCGGCAACTGGATCTGCGATGTTGCTGACCAGGCACGAATTGCCAGTGAAAGCCACGCCACCAATACCCAACGCCTGGTATTGCCCAATCGTGAGAGCATCTGCATTGGCGGTCTCGGAAAAGTCGCCTTTTGTCAGGTCAAAAAAGAGCGGGCGTCGTACAGCCATGGCGTTAAGCCTCCGGGTTCAAGAACTCGCCGCTCATGGGGTCGATGGCGAATTTGTCTTCAACAGAGTAGCGAGAGCGCAGCCCCTGGGCCAACTCGTGCAAATGTTTTTGCTTGGCCGTCTTGTGCTCGAGCGCCTCTTTTTCGGCGAGAAGGTGCTGCTCACTTGCCAAGCGTGCCGCATCGCCTGCCTTGCTTTGATTCACCTCAAGCTGGAGGCGAGCGTTGTCGTGCAGAGCACGCAGCAAATGGCCCTTTGTGATGGCGTGATGAAACCGCTCTGTTGCCAGAGCAAGCTCTGAGCTTGCGGCATTAAGCTGGACAAGCTCTTGCTGAGAAACTGCTGAAGGACGTTTTGTGTTCGCTTTTTTGACCATTACAAGACACACAACGTTTCAATCGAAAGATAGCCGGTCACACTGCTGGCGCTCGAAACTTTCCAGTAATACTGCGTTCCGTTTGGCGTCATAGGCAAAGCGGTCGACTGCAAGTTCGCAATTATTTGCGGCAATCCGGTGGCCGTCACCGTATAGGTTGCCTGCGTTGTATTCGGACCCTGCGCATAGAATGCGAGAGAAAGGCTTGCAGAAGAGGGCGTAGACCCGGATGGCGTAAACGTCGCTACAACCTGATACACATAGGCCGAACGAAATGGCCGGATCTCCCAAGGAACCGCCGTTGTGTTGCCCATCACGGGAGCAATCACTTGCGTCGATGTAAATGTCGTGTTCGCTGAAAACCCAGCGGTGCCCGTGTATGTCACCGACGCAGAGGGGCTATTTGATGGCGTCAGATAAGTTGGCAAAATATAGACGGGCACAGAGCCGGCGGTCCCCGTCGTTACGCGCCAAACATACACGTTATTTGCCGTCAGCGGGTATTGGGTCGCAGAGAATTGACCAATGGTGGTGATCGTACCGCTCGCCACTGCTTGCGTCATCACCGATGTTGAAGTGGTTTGGTTGTACAGCTCAAAAGTTACGGCGGCGCTGTACAGGTTGCCAAGCGTAGCGCCCATGAAGGCAGAGGCGGATGTCGGCAAAAACTGACAAGGTGTTTGGCCGTTGTTGGCCAACGGCAAAACGCCCGGCGTACTGCCTGCCGCAAATGCGCTGGCTGAAGGCGCCGGGCCAATCGCCAAGCCTGCGCTTCCAAGCGTGGATGGCCCTTGCGGTCCTGTTGGGCCGATTATGCTGCCTGTAAGAGCCCAGCCGCTTGAGCTTTTCAGGTAGGTGTTTCCCGTTGCGGTGTCGGTGTATCCGTTGCCAGCTTGGCCAATGCCCGAAGCAGGCGCACCTGTGCCAGATAGCATCGCCGGTCCGGTCGGTCCGATGTTGCTATATGCTCCACCTACCCATGTGTTGTTGGCCTGTTTGACCCAGGTCACGCGGTTCTGCGTGTCCCAGCAGATATCGCCTACGGCGCCCACGGCATCGTCTGGCTGGCCCGCTGCGCGGTAGGACGTGACTTGCGAAGTGGTGGCCATGGGTCGCCTAGCTGTTGGTGGTGTAGACCAGAGCGCAGTTGAAACTCTGGTTGCTGGCGCTTGTGCTCGGCACGCCAGTCATTGTGATGTTGTCGCCCGCAGCAAATGACAGGCCGCTTGGCAAAACTTTGAAGGCAGAGCCGGCGGCTGAACCAAGCGTAAGAAAATTTACCAGCTGCGCCACTTGGGTTCCGTTTTTTAATATATTGAACGTCCAAACGCTGGCGCCGACACCGGCAGGCGCATTTGCAGTAACGGCGTACAGCGAGCCCGCCGCGTACATCGTTTCAACAAAAGGCACGCCATAGGTGGTGGAGCTAGCCTGTGTAACAGTCTGCAAGATGCTATACGTGGCGCCCGCCGTGGCTGCGCCGCTGGCAGCCCAGCATGAACCGCGAGCAATGTTTCGGTAAGATGTCGACGGGCCCGCCGGCCCCGTAGGGCCCACCATATTAATAGGCGTGGCCGTCCACCCTGACGACGTTTTGGGCGGGTAGAAAAGCGCGTTGGTTAAGTCAAAGGCGCAATCGCCCACGCTGCCCAGGCTGCTGGCCGGAGGGCCGCTGGTCGTCTGAAACGTGCCGCCACCCATGGCCGTATAGCTGCTGGGCCAACCGGTCGAGGCGCTATAGGGACCAAAAAGCTGGTTTGGCGTGACATCGGTGCGGATGTAAAACGAGCCCGCAGTAATCGTGCCGCCGGGGTTGGTACTTGTAGGAGCGCCTGTGCCGCTAACAAGGCCCACACCCGCAGGACCCGCACTTCCCGCAGCCCCCTGCGTTCCCTGTGCACCCGCCGGGCCTTGCAAGCCCGTTGCCCCCATCGGACCTACTAGCGTCTGTGACGCACCCCACGAGCTAGCGCCCTTGGTGTAGGCGGCAAAGGCTACGTTGTCGATGTAGATTTGGCCCTGCACGCCCATCGTGTCTGACGGTGCGCCAGAGCCAAAAAGGACCGATTTACCGTCAGCTCCGGCGGTACCTTGCACACCCTGGCTGCCCGGAACGCCCATGTTTCCGCGCAGACTGGTGCCGCTGGGCCATGCCCCGCTCGAGCGAGGCCCGTACAGCGTGTACAGGTCGGTAGCGAAGTAGAAATCGCCATCATTTTGGAGCGATGGATTCGACGTTGTCGGAGCACCCGTGCCCGTTCGGATCGTGACGCCATCTTTGCCTGCGGCGCCAACCGACCCCACGGGACCTTGCGGGCCCTGGCTGCCTGTCGCCCCAGTCAGTCCCGTCTGCCCCTGTGGCCCGGTTGCGCCCGTTGCTCCGGCAACACCCTGCGGGCCACGCAGCGTGCCCAAAATCTGCCATCCGTTTGGATAGTCAGGAGTCGTCGAGACGACGTAATGCGTGACCTTGTAGTAGAGATTCCACGTATCGGTGCGGATGTAGAAATCGCCATCGTTGCCGTACGTGATGCCAGGCTCAGCCGTTCCGTAGGTGATCTGCGAGCCAGCGGGCCCCGTCGGGCCAGCAGGGCCCTGTACACCTGCGGCTCCGTCTTTGCCTGCGGCGCCTGCGTCGCCTTTTTGCCCAGTCGGCCCTATTAGCGGGATGTAGCTGCTAGACCATGTGCCATTGGTGCGCGGCCCGTATAGGCGGTCATTGGTCTGGTCGATGTAAAAATCGCCATCATTGCTGATGGTCGACGTGCCCGGAGAGTTGCTGCCGTACCGCAGCGTAGTGCCGTTTGCTCCGTCCTTGCCCGCGATACCCTGTGTGCCCTGCGGTCCGCTTGCGCCAACAAGCGAGATTGCGGGATTGCTCCACGCGCCAGACGTTTTGTTGGGGTAGATTGCACGAGCGACTTGGTCAAAAAAGCTGTCGCCATCATTGCCGTAAGACGCTGAAGGCATGCCCGAGCCGACCAAGAACGATAGTCCCGACGGCCCCGCTACGGTGCTCGCATTACCTGCCGGGCCCTGTGGTCCTACCGGCCCAATCGGCCCCACGAGCGAGCCGATTTTGGCCCCCCACGAGCCACCCGTCTTAGGCCCGTATACATCGCCGCTTTGCGTGACGACGCCATCGCCATCGTTGCCAAACGAGCTGTTTGGCGCGCTGTTGCGCAGGTACACGCCGACGCCCTGAGGTCCTTGCGGGCCCGGCACCGTGCTGTCAGCGCCCGTATCGCCCTTGTCGCCCTTGGCGCCGATGATGGCGTGCCCCACGCCCCACGCGCTGTTGCCGTTGGCGTTTTTGGGCCCGTAAATCGTGAAGGACTTGCTGGCGTAGTAATACTGGCCCGTCTCGCCCAGGCCATCGGGCGGCGCATCGGTGCCCGTCAAAAAGCCGATGCCAGCCTGTCCTTGCGGACCTTGCGGGCCAACGTCGCCGACATCGCCCTTTGCGCCCTTGATAAGGTCGCCATTGTTCAGGTCCCACGAGCCGCTCGTTTTTGGCCCGTAGATGTAGCCGGTCGTCTTGTTGAACCAGGTATCGCCCTCTTGCCCGTCGCTCGTGCTCGGGTCGCTGCTGGCAATGATGAAGCTCTTGCCGTTCTGCCCCATGAAGCCAGCGGGCCCTACCGGGCCCTCCGCTCCAGTGGCGCCGCGAAACGAGAACCCCTGCAAGGGCCACGGACTATGTGGATCTGCCGTTTTTGGCCCGTAGATGACCGACGCATCGAGGTCGAGCCAGTAGTCGCCAACCTTACCCAGCGTCGCATTGGGCGCGCCGTGCATGCCCAGATACGCCTGGCCGTCCGCACCAGGGTCGCCTTGCGGCCCGACTACGCCCTGAACGCCCTGAGGCCCCACCAAATCAACGGCATCGCCCCATGTGCCATATTTTGGCCCGTAGTAGGTGTGGTGTGCGGTATCGATGGCGAAATCGCCATCGCGTCCCATGGTGTCATCGGGAACGTCCGAGACGGGGTAGATGATGGTGCCCTGGCTGCCGCCTGGCCCTGGCGGACCGACGATAGAGGTAGGGCTCTGTGGCCAGGTGCCATTTTGTTTCGGCCCATAGATGGATGCGTTCTGCTGGCAGAAATAGCTGTCGCCATTGTCGCCAAGAGAATCAGCGGGCGCTTGATATCCACTGAGAAACGCCTTGCCGCTAGGGCCAATAGGGCCTGCGATGCCTTGCGGGCCGGTCAGGTTGCGAACCGCGTTGCCCCAGCTGGTCTCGCTTTTTGGCGAGTAAAGGTCGCCGCTAAGCAGGTCTAGGTAGCTATCGCCAGGCTTGCCCAGCTCGAGGCTTGGCACGCCATCGCCCGTGATGATGCTGAGGCCATCAAGGCCAGGAGCGCCGCGGGCGCCAGCAATCCCTTTGATGGAGATTTTGGGACCAAATTGTGCCGCCATGCGGGCTCCTAGCTCGCAGGCGGGTAGACTTCGTCCGCCTGCCTGTCGAAATAGAAGCTACCGTCTGGATAGCTGTTGTTCGGATCTGGCGGGCCATCGCCGACAAACCAGCGAGTGCCGTCTTGGCCTGCGGGCCCAATGTCGCCGGTCGCGCCAACGGTGCCGCTTGGGCCCTCGGGTCCAGCGGGCCCTACGTCGCCGCGCTGCCCCTGCGCCCCGTCCGCGCCTACGCTGCCCGTCATCCCGACTTCGCCACGGTCGCCTTTTTGGCCGTCTGCGCCCGCTGGCCCCACGGGACCGACCGGGCCCATGACGCCCTGTGGTCCTACGGCGCCATCTGCGCCAACTGGCCCAGCCACTCCCTGTTCGCCCGGTTGCCCCACGTCTCCGGGCGGGCCCATGGCTCCGACCGGGCCGTCCGCGCCGCGTGGTCCCTGCTCCCCAACGAGAGCCAGGCCACTTGGCCCCCACCCACTATCGCCAGATTTTGGCCCCCACAGGACAAAGCCGCTGGCCCCGTCCGTCTGGAGGTACTCGTCGTCTTCGTCGCCCAGAGAGGCAGGTGGCGAGCCTAAGCCATGCAGAATCCGCCCGCCTGCCGAGCGCAGGGTCGTGCCGGGCGCGAAAACGCCTGCGACCTGGCCAGGGGGAGGGCTCGAGGTGGCATCTGCCGTGTTGCGACGGACAAAGATGCCCGTTGGCTGCACGAACAGAGAGTTCGGCTGAACCGCAAAGCCGATGGCCTGCACGTAGCTGGCATCTTGAGGCAGAGAGGCAGCGCCGCTTGGGGCTCCGGTGGGCCCCACAAAATAGCGGTCGTTCGCGGTCAAGCCGGACAGGACGCCCGTGCAAAGGCCGTAAGTCTGAACGACGCACTTTGTGGCGCTCAGCTTTTTGACGATTAGGCCAATAGATGGGTACGGCTGGTAACAACTGACGCTGGCGACCGTATACGCGCCCGTATCGGCTCGAACGGTGTTGCCTACGATGTCAGTCTGCTTGCAGGTCGCGACAAAAAACAGAGCCGCCGCGTAGACGTTGCCATCTGGATCTTGCGTAGAGCCCTGGCCACCGTCAGTGACAGGTGGCGTGGTGCCCGTATTGCTGGGCGCTTTGCCCTGTCCCTGCACCGATTCCGGCGCAGTTACGCTGGGTCGCCAGACCGCAATCCCGTTGGGTCCGACTGCGCCGACGTACTGGTTTCCATTCGTCGCCACAGCCGGACCTCCAGGTACTTACAAATCAGCGAGAGCGACAAAAAGCGGCCACAGCCCACATATAAGCCTGCTCTAGCTGAGTGATGGCCAATGCCTGCTCACGACCAGACGGCGTATACTCAAGGACTTTTGCGGCGGCTTGCTGCACGCCCTCGCGTATCGCGCGCAGCTCCTCGCTTTCGCTGTTCCCGTTTTTGCCGGAATGATAGTCAAACCGCGTCAAAACATCCTTGGCGCGGTCATCAATCATTAGAACAACTCGACCATGGCCAAGTCGCCCACTACGGCGCTGTTGCGAGCCTGTCCGCGCGCCTTGGTGGCGTCGGTGGTTGGCGAAGCAAGGCCGCCAGCCATCGGGGCAACGAGGTCGCCAGCGTTAAAGGCAGCGCCGCAACGCACCTGCTCGAGGCCACGGATGCGGATGGTGCCAGCCTCGCCCTGGGCAGGAGCGGTCAGCAAAACGCCGTAGGCGCGCTTGCCGTCGGTCCACTTCTGCATGGCTGCGTTGCCCTGGTCGTAGCCCTGGCCATTCACCGCCGGGCCCACAGCCACAAACGTGGCCTGGTTGGCAGCCTGGTTGCTGAAATCAACATCGGCAATCAGCGAACGAAACTCGGTTTCCTGTGCTGCGCTCATTAGATGCCCCTTTCGAGCGACTCGGCCCAAGCGGCACGGCCCTCTGGCGTCTGCATTTCATCGAGGAAGTGGTCGTGTTTGGTCTTTTTGCTGTCGGTGCTTTTGGAGATGCGCTCCGCCAGACGAGCATCGAACTGTTCTTTGGCGCCGCCGCCCGTCGACATGT